CGGCAACCAGCTGTGCGCGGTGCGGCCCGACTTCAAGCACCTGGGCGTGAGCTGCGCCGGCTTCGGGGTCAAGACCAGGCACGCCATCGGCGACCTCTTGGCGCGGGAGAAGGCGGTGGGCATCGACCGGCCCTCGCCCCTGATCGGCGCCCCGCCCGCCTGAGCCTCATCGGGTGTGGTCGTGAGCCTTGGGCCAAAGAGCGGGACTTCGACGCCGCCCGCTCGCTCATTCCTCCGCCCGGCACGCTCGGGCGGGGCGATCGCGACAAACGTGCGACAGCCGGGAGAGACCGGCAGTTGGCGGGGTAGAGCAGTTGGCCAGCTCGGCGGGCTCATTACCCGCAGGTCGGTGGTTCGAGTCCACCCCCCGCTATTTCGAAAGGAGCATCGTCTCATGTGCAACCCCATCTCCGGCATCATGAAGTCTGACGGCACGGTGTTCATGCCACGAAACGACGCCTGGCAGCACTCGCACTCGCAAATCGCCGAAGAGCACGGACTACCCGACGGCCTGATGGGCGACAGCTACGCGCGGTTCGAGGTCTCGCCCAAGGGGTACCAGGACGGGGGCGATTGGCGTCTGTTCCGCGATGAAGCTACCGGCGCCATCAAGCCGGTTGACAACACCTGGTCGTTCAAACTGGACGAGACGCGGATGCCCGGCTGGTTCAAAGACGACGCACCGGCGCTGACCGAGAAATGCCGGCAGGCCGCGAAGCGGTGGCTGGATTCGTTCCCCGAACATCTTGTTCCAGGCGCACGTGTTACCGCCGGGTACGCAGGCACCGCGACCGCCGGGGACGCAGGCACCGCGACCGCCGGGGACGGAGGCACCGCGACCGCCGGGGACGGAGGCACCGCGACCGCCGGGTACGCAGGCACCGCGACCGCCGGGTACGCAGGCACCGCGACCGCCGGGGACGGAGGCACCGCGACCGCCGGGGCCAGAGGCACCGCGACCGCCGGGGACGGAGGAATCATCGTGCTGCGCCGGTGGGACGGGAAGCGGTTCCGCCTGATCGTGCAACACATCGGCGAGGACGGATTCAAGCCGGGTGTGAAGTACCGCTGGGATGAATCCCAGAAGAAAGTCGTCGAGGCGTAGCTCGACTCTGCCGCGTGCCGGCCCCTTGAGAGTGATCGCTCGGGGCAGGGGCTTGGGTTCGAACCCCACCGCGGCATTCCCACCATGGCCCGGCCGCCGTCACCACCTCCGGCGGCCGGTGCACCCCTGCGGGTCTCGCTCCGTTCACGCGGGGCGGGACCTTTCCCATGACCAGCGACACACCAACCCCTGACCCGCAGCGTCCAGTCGCCCCGCCGCTGACCGCCGCCCTGGTGCACGGCGCCGAGCTCGCCGCCAGGGCGGCCCTGAAACGCGGGGCCCGCCGCGGCACGCTCGGCCCGCTCAAGAAGTTCCTCCTGGCCGCCACCGCCCTGCGCGGCCGCCTGGAGGTCGTGGAGCTCACCAGCGTGATCGACGAGCCGTCGCTCTTCGACACCGTCGCCGCGCCGGCGCCCGCCCAGCCGCCCCCCGCTCCCGACCGCGCCCCGACCAAGAAGACCCGGACCGCCAAACCCTCCAAGCCCTCCACTCGCAAGGACCGCGAATGCAAGCAGCCATCGAAAGCGTGAAGTTGAAGCTCATCCGTGTGGACGGCGGCACGCAGATGCGTGAGATCACGGACCAGGAGACGGTCCGGGAGTACGCCGAGGCGATCAAGGCGGGGTCGGAATTCCCTCCCGTCGTGGTGTTCAAGGAGGACGCCAAGACCTACTGGCTCGCCGACGGGTTCCACACCATCGCCGCCCTGGCGCTCAATCAGGCCGATACCGCCAAGTGCGCAGTCCGCAAGGGTGATCGCCGGGCCGCGTGGGAGTTCGCCCTCGGTGCGAACGCCGAGCACGGCAAGCGACGCAGCAACGGCGACAAGCGCAAGGCCATCGGCGCGGCGCTGGCTGACAACGAGCTCGTGAAGTGGAGCGACCGCGAGATCGCCAGGATCACCCGTACGAGCCCCCCACTTGTGGCCGAGGTCCGGAGGTCTCTCACTGAAAGAACTTACAGTGAGGACACGTCAAACCCCTCCAGGACCGTCAGAACGCGGTCCGGGACGGTGACGCAGATGAGCACGGGGGGGATCGCCCAGGCCTCCAAAGGCCGGGCGTCCGGGGGGGAGCGTCGGTATGTCCCTATCGACGACGACCCCGACAGCGTGTTCGCGCCCCGCGGGGGGGACGACGGGGACTCCGGTGGGCAGCCCGCGCCCCCCGCGCCGCCCGACGCCCTGGACGCCCGCTCGCGGCCCGTGCCCGAGCGGTTCAGGCCGGTGTTCGGGGACGGCTCCAGGCAGTTCGGCGAGCTGCTGGCGTCGATCGCCAACGTGGGCCGCCTGGTCGAGGCCCTGCTGCAGACGCCCGGGGGCCTGCCCAGCTACGCGTCGCCGCAGCGCATCCAGGCGAGCCTGGGGCAGCTCAAGGAGGAGATCAAGATGGCCGCGCCGCACTCGCTGTGTCCGTTGTGCGCGGGCAAGGGCTGCAAGGGCTGCAAGGGCCTGGGGTGGGTGAACAAGCTGCTGTACGACGCCGCCGGCGAGGAAGCGGTGCGGATGTTCGAGAGCCGCCAGTGGCCCAAGGGCGCTGGGAAGAAGGGAGGCAGATCGTGACACACCAGGATTTTGCAGAGGCGCTGAACAAGCTGTGCGAGGAGTTCCACCGGAGCAAACCAGGCCGCGCAACCCTGATCGTTGGCATGGTCGTTGACGACGACGACGAAACGACCCCGTGCTGGGTCGGCCAAGGCGAGAGGCATCACTCCTGCCATGCTGCGGCCGCACTTTTGGTGTTTTGCGTTCCCGGCGTGCTGGACCGGATTACGGGGCTGGTCGCGCAGCGCGAAGGGGTGACCAAAGAATACGTGGCTCGCAACATCCAGACGCTCACGAAGAGCTTCAAGATGGGAGGCCGCTCATGAACACCGATGTGCCGGACCAGGGCACGCCCGCACCGCTGACCGACGCCCAGGTCGATGAGTTGCTCCACGCGCTGACGGATCGCCAGCAGGGCCCAACCGAGGGCGGATCGGTGTTGGTGGTGTATGTGGCGGTCAACCCCGGCGGCGCCGTGCGCGTGATTTCTGCCGAGAATTGGGGCACGGATTCGATGGCCCGCATCATCGCCGCCGGGCTCCTGCTCAACACCGCCCGCCATATCGGCTCCGAAACCTCCAAGGAGATCGCGGCCCAGACCGGCAAACCAGAGGCCGAGGTCGCCGACCAGGTCCTGCGCGTGGCGAGGTCCAACCCAGACGACAACACCACGTGGCAATCCCGTCCGGAGGGCTTCACCCGGTGAGCGTGGTCCTGCGCCCATACCAGGCCGAGGCGGCGCCGCTGGCGATCGACGCCATGCGCACGGGCCGCTCCACGCTCGTGATCCTGCCCACCGGCACGGGCAAGACCACGCTGTTCGTCGAGATCGTCCGCCGCGTCCTGGCGGAGCACCCGCACAAGCGGGCCCTGATCCTGGCCGACCGCGCCGAGCTGGTGTACCAGGCGGCGGCCCGCGTGCAGCGCATGACCGGCGAGGCCGGCGACATCGAGATGGGCCAGGAGCACCGCGCCGACCGCTACCAGTTCAGCCGGGCCCGGGTGGTGGTGGCCAGCAAGGACTCCCTGCACGCCAGCCGCATCACCAAGTTCAACAAGGACGAGTTCGCCATCGTCGTGGTCGACGAGGCCGACCTGTCGATCGCGGCCAGCTACACCTCGATCCTGGACTACTTCGCCTCCGCCTGGGTGCTGGGCGTCACGGCCACCCCCGGCAGCTGGACCAGGCTCAGCAAGGTGTACAGCTCGATCGCGTACTCCATGAGCCTGCTGCAGGGCATCGAGCAGGGGTGGCTGGTCGAGCCGCACCAGGAGTACTGCCCGATCGAGTCGATCGACATCTCGGGCGTCGGGACCAACCGTGGCGACCTGAACCAGGCCGAGCTCGCCGCCGAGCTGGAGTTCGAGAAGCCGCTCCTGGGCATCGCCAGCGCCGTGCTGCAGGAGACCAACCGGCTGGGGCGCGAGGAGAAGACGCTGGTGTTCGCCGCCAGCGTGAGCCACGCGCAGCGCCTGGCGGAGATCCTCAACCGCCCCGGCAACAAGCCCGGCTCGGCGCGGTTCGTGACGGGCTCGACGCCCAAGGACGAGCGGCGGCAGCTGTTCCGCGACTACCTCGACGCCAAGTTCCAGTACCTGGTCAACTTCGGCGTGACGGTGCGGGGGTTCGACGATCCGAGCATCCGCGTGGTGGCGGTGGCCCGGCCCACCAAGAGCGCTTCGCTGTTCGAGCAGATGCTGGGGCGGGGCACGCGGACCCTGCCTGGCGTGATCGACGGGGTCGATACGGCGGCCGAGAGGCTGGAGCGGATCGCGTTCAGCGGCAAGCCGTTCGTGCGGGTGCTGGACTTCGTGGGCAACTGCGGCGAGCACAAGCTCAGCGACGCGCTGACCTTGCTTGGCGCGGGCAAGGACGAGAGGGTCATCAGGCGGGCGCGGAAGCTGCTCAAGGGCGGGGAGGCCGGCGGCCAGGGCGTGACGGCGGTGATCAGCGAGGCCGAGCGGCAGCTGGCGGCGGAGAAGAAGGCGCGGGAGGAGCGCGAGGCCGAGGCTCGCCGGCGGGGCATCCACGGCCGGGCCGCGTACCACAAGCAGCGGGTGAGCCTGTACGAGCGGGCCGACACCATGCCCGACCGGCGGCCGGCGTGGCGGACGGGCAAGCCTGCGACGCGAGGCCAGTGCAAGTTCCTGGCGCGGCAGGGGATGAAGAACCCCGAGAACCTGTCGGCGGGCCAGGCGGGGGCGCTGATCGGGCGCATCCGGGTCCGGTACAAGAAGGGCCTGTGCAACTTCCGCCAGGCGCAGACGCTGAAGCGCCACGGGATCGACCCGGTTCCGGTGAGCTACGAGCGGGCGAGCCGGATCATCGATGCGCTGGCGCGGAACGGCTGGCGGCCCCTCAGACCCGAGGAGGTGCCGGCGTGAGCACGGGCCCCGTCATCACGCGCATCGCTCCGTGGTTCGGCGCCAAGGGCATCATGGCGCCGATCATCGTGCAGGAGTTGGGGCCGCATCGTGGGTACGCCGAGTTGTTCTGCGGATCCGCGGCCGTGCTGCTCAACAAGCCGCGTTCATCCATGGAGGTCCTGAACGACCTGCACGGCGACCTGATCAACCTGGCCCGCGTTCTCGCTTCGGGCCTCTGGCGGGATCTCTGCGAACGGTGCGACCGAACGCTCATGGCGCACGAGCTGCACACCGAGGCGCAGGCCATCGTCGCGCACGCCGGCGTCGTCGCGCCCAGCATCGCTGGTGTGATGCCGGAGCACGTCGATCGCGCGTACTGGTACCTGGTCTACTCGTGGCAGGGGCGGAACGGCATCGCCGGCACCGCCAAGAACCACGGCCACCTGGCCCGCCGGTACACCATCGGCGGAGGCCACGGACCGACGCGCTGGCGGGGCGTTGTCCATTCGATGCCGTTCTGGCACGAACGCCTGGCGAGCGTCACGATCGACAGGCTCGACGCGTTCGAGATGCTCGAGCGCCTGGACGACGACGGCTGCTGGGCGTACTACCTCGACCCGCCGTACCTGGAGAAGGGCGCGAAGTACACCCACGATTTCACACCCGCGCAGCACGCGGACCTCGCGGCCTTGGTGTCTCGGTTCCGAAAGGCCCGCGTGGTCGTGAGCTACCGGCCGCACCCGCGCCTTCACGAGCTGTACCCGCTGGACCGTTTCCACCACAGGCTGGTCGAGGTCCCCAAGAACCTGAGCGTGTCGCTGCGGCGCGGCGAATCTGGTCTGGATCCCGCCGAAGCCGATACCGCGACCGAGGTACTCATCACGAACGGTCCGAGCCTGGCCGCCACGAGCGGGGGGCTGTGGCCATGAACATCGTCAAGGGCTGGGTGCGGATCGCGCCGCGGAACGAGGCCCCGTACAACCTCTGCCCCGTCTGCCAGCACGACCACTGGTGCATGATGCAGGCCGACGAGAGCGCCGTCATCTGCGGCCGCGTCGCCGAGGGGTTCGACAAGGACCTGGGCGACGCCGGGTACCTCTTCCGGCTCAAGAAGAGCGAGGGCGGCCGCTTCCACTCGCCCCCCGAGGAGTGGTGGCTCAGGCACAAGCGCGAGAGCGAGGCCCACAAGGCCGTCACCGACTTCGCCGAGCACGCCGCCAGGTGCCGCCGGGCCCTGAGCAACGACGCCCTGGAGATGCTCGCCCTGGGCCTGGGCGTGATGCCCCTGACCCTGCAGCTCCTGGGCGTGGGCTGGAACGGGCGGGCGTACACCTTCCCGATGTCGCTCGCCGGCGGCCGCGTGGTGGGCATCAGGCTCCGCGGCTCGGACGGCAAGAAGTGGGCCGAGAAGGGAAGCACGCACGGGCTGTTCATCCCCGAGGTCCGCAGCGACGGCCCGCTCCTGGTGTGCGAGGGACCGACCGACACCGCGGCCCTCCTGGGCCTGGGCTACGACGCCGTGGGCCGCCCGAGCTGCCGGGGCTGCGAAGACCAGGTCGTGTCGCTGGCGAGGCCCCTGGGCCAGCCACGCCGCGACGTGGTGATCGTGGCCGACGACGACGGGCCGGGCTTCGCCGGGGCCGCCAAGCTCGCCGACATGCTCGTGCCCAAGGCCCGGAGCGTGAAGGTGATCACGCCGCAGGGGCGCAAGGACGCCCGGGAATGGGTCCGCGAGGGCGCCACGCGCGAGCTCGTGGACCGTGTCATCAACAACGCGTGGGAATGGGAGGCCGCGGCATGAGCATCAAGGCTTCGGCGAAGTTTCTCGATGGTCCGGCAGAGGGTCGGATCCTCACTCCCGACAACTGCCCGATCGTGCTGCGTGTCGCGGTGCCGAAGGAGGGCGAAGTCGAAGCGCTGCGCGGCGTCCGTCTCGATGCCAGGAGTGACGAGGCCGTGGTGTGCTACCTGATGGACGACAACGCCAGCATCGGCTTCTGGGATGGGCGCGACCGAGCGACCGGCAAGCGGACCGGCGGGCAGTTCGTCAGCGCGACGTACCGGCTTCTGAACCCACAGCCGCCAGAAGAAGCGATGCGCACGTGGGCGGCGTGGAGTGAGTGGTGCAGAGAGAACGAAACCCACGTTATGAAGCTCTGGAAGGACGGCCAGAAAATATGACACGCCAACCCCTGACGCCCAAGCAGAGAGAGACCTACGACCTGATCGCCGCCTCGATCAAGGAGAAGGGGTACGCGCCGACGCTCAAGGAGATCGCCGCGGTCATGGGCGTGAGCCACGTCACCGTCTTCGAGCGCGTCTGCGCCCTGGAGCGGTACGGCTGGCTTCGCCGCGCCAAGCAGGACGACGGACGGGGCAGGAAACGCAACATCGAGCTGGTGCCTGACGAGCCCGAGTACCCGCTCAGCGCCGTGCGCCACGCCGTGATCCAGGCGTGTCAGCGCATGGGGCACGGCTACACCGAGGCCAGCCGCTACGCCATGGACGTCGAGGCCCAGCTCGCCGTCAATGCAGGAGCCCGCGCATGACCAAGATACCGACCGGGTCGGCGGACAAGAACCGCCGCGACGAGCTGGCCGAGCGGCTGTTCCTCGTCGCGTTCAAGGCCCTCTGCGAGGCGGCGTACGAGCAAAGGATGCCGCCAGGTGAGATCCCCAGGCACATCGCCGCCGTCTCCTCCGCCGCCGCCGCCGCCGCCAGCGCGTTCATCCTCCGACTCAACGACGAGCCGTTTCCAAACCTCCGCGACCAAGGAAAAACATCATGACCAAGGCCACCCTCGAACCCTCCACCATCAAGACCATCGACGTCCCGCTCGCGCACATCGTGTTCGGCCCCAACGTGCGCAAGGACATCTCCAAGGGCCTCGACGAGTTCGCCGCCGGCATGGACGCCGCGGGCCAGCTCCAGCCGGTGAAGCTGCTGCGCATCGACGGCTGCTCCGACTCGCCCATGCCCAAGTGGATGGGCAAGCTGCCCGACACCGCCGCCTTGTACGTGCCGGCCTTCGGGCACCGCCGCATCGAGGCGGCCCGCAAGCTGGGCTGGGACTGCATCAATGCGGAGATCGTGGACCGCTGGAGCGAGGCCGACCGCCGGCAGTGGCAGGCGGCCGAGAACCTGCAGCGCGAGGACCTGACCGCCGTGGAGGAATCCCTCGCGGTGGCGCAGATGATCGACGCCTGCGGCAAGGAGGACCCCATCGACCAGGTGCGGGTGGTGGCCGAGCGCCTGGGCCGCTCGGAGCCCTGGGTCCGCGACCGCGTGTACGTCGCCCGCCTGGGCGGCGAGGCCCGCGACCTGCTGGCCGACGGCCTGCTCAGCCTGGGCCAGGCGCGGGAGATCGCCAAGCTGGCCGACCCCGGCCTGCGCGACGAGGTCGCCCAGTACGCGGCCCGCGACGAGTTCGGCCAGTTCGGGTGGTCGATCGACAAGGTGAGGAGCTGGGTGGCCAGCCACATGCACGCGCTCAAGGTGGTGCCCTGGAAGATGGACGCCAAGGTGGGCGAGCTGCCGGCGTGCGCGACGTGCCCGAGCAACAGCGTGAACGACCCGGGCCTGTTCGAGCACGACGAGGAGCAGCCCGCCGAGTGCGGCGTGTGCCTCAACCCCGCGTGCTTCGCCATGAAGCAGAAGCAGGTGGACAAGGAGGTGGAGAAGCTCGAGACCAAGGCCAAGGCCGGCAAGGAGGTGGCGGCGCCCGAGTTCGTCAAGGAGACGACGTTCAAGCGGCGGATCGACAAGGCCACGGGGAAGGGCCCGGCGGCGAAGACCGGCAAGCTGCCGGGCACGGCCAAGGGCGAGGCGCCCTGGGAGATCGAGAGCCGCGGCCGCAACAAGCACATGGACGCCTGCGATGAGTGGCTGAAGGGGAGCTTCAAGGCCCTGCGTGAGCTCGACAACCCGCTGGCGCTGATCGCGTGCCTGGCGTTCAACGGGCAGTACCAGGGCTCGTACAACATCGACGACAGGGTGCTGAGCACCAAGGAGGGCAAGGCGTTCATGGACCTGGCCCGCGCGGCCAAGGCCGACCCCGACGGCGGCGGCGATTTCCTCGCCAAGCTCCGGGCCCTGGCGGCGCACGTCAAGCTCGATGACCTGGACACCCTGAACGAGTGCAGCGGCGTGACGCAGCAGCTCCTGGGGTGCATGGGCGTGACCACGCCGCCCCTGCCCCACGACCAGGACTGGTACATCGAGCAGGAGAAGAACAAGGCCGCCGAGAAGGCCAGGCCCGCCGAGGCGAAGCCGCCGGCGAAGGGTGACGCCAAGAAGCCGGCGGGGGCGCGGCACAAGAAGAAGGCCGGGGGCGGGAAGAAGGCGGGATCCGGGGGCGGGAAGAAGGTGCGCCGGTGATCGACCTGCGATTCACGCCCATCGACAAGTGGCCCCAAGAGCCGACGGCCAAGCGGCTGCGGGGCGATTTCAACACCAAGGGCACGGGCATGTACGACGGGCTGGAGTACGAGCTAAACCAGCTCCGGGCCCGGGATGTCACCGTGCAGGGCTACTTCACCCGCCAGCAGATCCGCAACGACGGCTGGCCGGTCTCGTCTGCCGCGCCGTCGGCCCCCGGCATCATCCTCTCGTTCGAGAGCATGCACGGCCCGATGCGATGGGTCTGCGACACGTACCGGGACTGGCAGTCCAACCTCCGCGCGATCGCGCTCACGCTCAAGAATCTGCGCCTGATCGACCGCTACGGGTGCAGCAAGCGAGGGGAGCAGTACCGCGGCTGGACCGCGCTGCCCCCGGCGGGGGCACCCGCCACCACGATGACCGTCGAGGCCGCGTGCGCCTGGATGAACATCCGCGCCGGCAGCGCGATCAACCCCGAATCGACGGTCGAGGCGTACATCCACGCCAAGCGCGCGGCGGCGAAGAAGTGCCACCCCGACGCCGGCGGGACGCACGCGGAGTTCTCCGATTTCGGCGACGCGGCCAGGGTGCTCGATCTGCACTTCAAGGGGAGGGCCGCGGCGTGAACGACACCACCAGTCTCATCCAGACCATCGACGCGCTGAAAGCCGAGGTCGCCCGCCGCGAGCTCGGGGTGCGCGCGATCAAGGAGGTGGTCAACGTCCTGTGCGACGAAGCCAAGCTCGACGTCGCGTACCCCGACGTCGGCAACCCGCTGGCGAGACCGCAGCCGGCGCCCTCGCTGGAGGAGGCCGCCAAGAGATTCGCACCCGCCCGCGCCGTGAAGACCGCGCCGCCGCCGGAGCGCAAGCCGGCCGAAGAGGACCAGGACGCCGAGGACGGGCTCAAGCGCCGCGGCGGGCGCCGGCCCGAGACCCGCGACGCGATCGAGGCCTTCCTCCGTGAGCACGGCGCCAGCACCGTGCCGCAGATCGCCGAGGGCACCGGCCTGGAGCAGATGCAGGTCCGCAAGTGCGTGTCCAACTACAAGGGCACGCATTTCACGTGCCCCGAGGGCCGCCACGGACCCACCCCCGTGTACTGGCGGCTGATGGAGGGGAGGTCTCCCGAATGAACGTCACCGCCACGGACCTGGTCCGCTCGCTCGTGTCCACCGTCTGCCCCGCCTGCGGGGACCAGAAGCGGATCCGCAACAGCATCTGCCGGGCCTGCTGGGACCAGCTCCCGCGCAAGGCGCAGGCCCGCCTGTACGACCAGCTCGGCGAGGGCTACGAGGAGGCGATCGAGAACGCGTTCAAGCTCCTCGAGCGCCAGCGGTTCCAGCTGCCCGAGCCCGAGCCACCGGCCGCACCACTGTTCACCACCACCAAGGAGTAACCCGTGAACATCGAACCCTTCGGCGATATGTACCTCGTCGAGACCGTCAGGCTCAAGAGCCAGACCATGACCGCCCAGGGCATCCACCTGCCCACCGAGACCGCCTTCAAGTCCGACGGCCGGTTCGGCCGCGTGCTCAAGGCCGGGCCCGGCGCGCCGGCCACCAGGGACGGCGAGACCCCCGAGGCCATGCGGGCCCAGGTCGGCGACGTGATCGTCTTCGAGCGTTTCTTCCCCTTCGACGCCGGCGGCAACCCCAAGCTCGGCCTGGTGAAGAACACCCACGTCTACGCCCGCATCGAGGGCGCCGAGATCGACACGTCCGAGCCGTCGCGCCAGCTCCCCACCGTCGCCCGCGTCGCCGACCAGCCGGGCATCGTCGCCAGCCTCATCGCCAACGCGGGGCGTTCATGACGGGCGCCCACCTCGTCTCCGCCGGCCAGCGGTTCTTCGCCGTGGTGACCACCCAGGGCCGGCTCGTCCCCGCGCCCTGGCACCACGCGGCGTTCCAGATCTTCACCGACCGCGCCATGGCCGAGGCCCGCGCCCTGACCACCAGCCAGCTGGTCGTCGAGATCGGCGTGTTCAGCGCCGCCGAGGCGGGTGTCCTCCTCACCGCCCTGCGGGCCTACTCATCCACGCTCGCCCCGCCTGAAGCGCCACCGCCGCCAGCACCAGCGAAGCCCGCGCCCGCACCACACGACACTAAACCAGACAAGCCCGGCAAGAAGAAGCACAAGGGCAAAGTCGTTCCCCCGGCCACGCCCGCCCGCCCGCCCGGAACGACGACGAGGAGGCCGCGCCATGGGCGTTCGCATCTCTCGTGAGCAGGCGCGTGAGTGGGGCATCGAGCTCCCCCCCAAGGAGTCAAAGTACCGCAACAAGCGGGTGGTGTACAAGGGCATCCCGTGCGACTCCCAGGCCGAGGCCCAGCGCTATGCCGAGCTGGACCTCCTGATCGAATCGGGCCACATCCTGGACTGGGTGCCCCACCCGGTCTACCGCCTGGGCGTCCCCGAGAACGTGTACGAGGCCGACGCCATCGTGATCGCCAACCCCGAGCGGGGCGAGCCCCCGCACGCCTGGGTGGAGGACGTGAAGGGCGTGCAGACCGCGAAATTCGCCCGCGACGTGAAGCTGTGGCGCCAGTACGGCCGCCTGCCCCTCAGAATCATCAACGCCAAGAACGGCCGCTGGGTGTACCCCGAGCGCGTGAAGGAGCCAGGCCGCCGATGAAGCCCCGCCCGTTCAACTCACCCATCCGCCAGGCCTTTGCCGCGCTCAAGGCCCTGCCCGGCGTGCGCGAGGGCCCGCCCGTCACGTTCGTGAAGCGGTGGGCGGAGAAGGTCGCGCCCGGGCCAAAGGCGAGGAAGAAGCCGCCCGCATGAACCCAACCCAGGAATACCAGGCCAGGTACCGGCGATACGTCCGCCTGTGCGCCGCGACGCCCGACCCCGCGCAGCCGTGCCCAATGTGCACCGGTGAGATCGTGAAGCTGGGTGTCGACACGTTCTGGTGCCGGCACTGCGGACAGTGGTGGCACTCATCCGCGCGGCGCAAGAAGAGAAAGGCGCCGGCATGACCAAGTACTGCCCGAAATGCGACGAGGAGATGGAGCACATCGACGACGATCCCGACGTGGGCATCGTGGGCGGCTGGGTGTGCCCAGGCTGCGAGCACACAGTGAACGACGACCCCGCGGACTTTGAGGACCCCGAGCTGGGAATATGACCAAGAAGCGGCCCCAACCCCCCAAGGCCCCCGCGCCAGGCAAGCGGTTCCCCGGCCAGCCCCTCACCCCCGAGATCGAGGCCCAGGTGTGGGTGCTCACCGAGGAGCACATGAGCTGGCGCCAGATCAAGCAGGAGCTGGGCGTCGGCTTCGACACCATCAGCCGCATCCTCTCACGGGACCCCGCCCGACTTGGAGCACTGAGGAGCGCCCAGAGGCAGGAGCGATCGAAGCTGTGGCAGCAGATCGAGAACCAGGGCCTGCTCACCGTCAGCCGCATGGTGGCCGCCGCCGGCAAGGCCTTGTTCGATGACAAGGGCAACCCCAGGAAGAATCGAACAAAGGCCGACACCGCGTTCCTCGAGGACGCGGCCCGGTGGTTGGCGCCCATCCGTCACGCCGCCCACTCGGCCACGCAGATGACCCAGCTGCTCACCGGCGGGGCGACCGAGCGCAACGGCCAGGCCGATGCGCCGGCCGGCCTGGAGACCGAGCTCACCGAGGACCAGATCATCCAGGCGTTCATCGACGACGGCATCGTCGATCAGCTGCCCCCCGCCATGCGGGCCAAGGCCCTCCTGCGGGCCAAGGCCGACCCAGTCCGTAAGTAGTTGGAACGGAACCCGAACGTGCCGGCCCCCACCCCCGCGAAGCCCATCGAGGCCGAGATCGAACGCGCCCGCCGGCTGCTGGGGTACCGCCGCGTGCTGGCCGCCCGCCGGCGGATGCACCCCGCCGACTGGTACGAGCCCCACCACACCTGCACCCGCGCCCCGCAGGACCCGGCCCTGGCGGGGTACTCCAGGGTGGGCAAGCCCTCGGGCCAGCTCCAGTTCCACCAGTCCACCCACGCGATCAGGTTCATGGCCCCCGGCAACGGCTGGGGAGGTTCGCAGGCGTGCGCCTGCGAGGTGGACGCCTGGATGCGGCATACCAACCGGTGGCAGGCGACCCCGCCGCACCCGATCCACGCCGTGTGGATCGCCCCCACGCTCGACCAGTTCGACGCCCTGTACCACGACCTGCTCAGGCCCAAGTGCTGGGGTGCGGCGGCGCGGTTCAGCAGCGAGGGCGCCCTGGGCGGCAAGCGGCTGGTGTGGCCCGACGGCGGGTTCCTGCAGGTCGTGACGCACCGCACCAGCTGGACCGACGTGCAGGGCACCAACCCCGACCTGGTCGTGTTCGACGAGACGCCCCCGCGCATGCTGTGGATGGAGATGATGCAGCGCCGCCGCGGCGAGACCAAGACCCGGTACATCGGCAAGGCGACCCAGACCGAGGGCATCACGTTCATGGCCGAGACCGCCTACAAGCCCTGGCTGGCGTACCACGCCGAGCGCGGCCTGGGCGAGGAGGAGGCCATGGCGGCGCAGCTGCACCCGTTCCTGTGGGTGTGGCCCAAGGGCGGTGTGCACGACAACAGCGGGCTCAGCGTCGAGGACGACCTGTGGTACGAGTCGCAGCGGTGGGCGACGGCCAAGGAGCGGGAGGTGCGCCTGTTCGGCGGGTTCAAGAGCTTCGTGGCCAACGGCCTGTTCGACGAGTCGGCCCTGGACCGCCTGCGGGCCCGGGCGCTCGAGCTGGACAGCGAGCTGCCAGGCGACGCCGGCATGCTGGTGATCGAACCGTGGACACCCGAGGTCGAGCGGCCCGTGCCCGGCCTGGGGCTCATCAGGAGTGAGGTGTAGCCGGTGAAGCTGGTCCACGACCTGAGCCCCGAGGAGCTGCTCATCGTCGAGCGCGAGCCGCTGGCGTGGCGCGTCGGCTTCCTCGCGGGCGCCGCCGGCGACCCCGAGAAGCTCCGGATCAACGTCTGGGAGCGGCCCCGACCCGGCCGCGAGTACGTCATCGGCTGCGACTTCGCCCTGGGCATCCCGGGCAGGGACTGGGACACCGCGCCCGTGTTCGACCGCACCTACCGCTCCGAGGGCGGCAAGGCCCGCCAGGTGGCGCGGGTCCGCGCCCGCCTGGGTGAGCGGTTCGACCGCGTGCTGTACGCCCTGGCGCGGTTCTACAACGACGCGTTCATCGTCGGAGAGCGCCAGGTGGGCCTGCCCACGCTCCGGCGTCTGCTGGACGACTACCAGTACCCGTTCCTGTACTACGACCGCAACGACGAGACCAAGGGCCGGGCCCGCCGCGACTGCCTGGGCCACCACAAGCGCGGCGGCGACGTGCTGCTGCACAACTTCCGCACGGCGGTGGCCGCCGGCGACGTCGAGCTGCGCGACCCCGAGCTGCTCGACGAGATGAGCCGCCTGGTGTGGCACGACGCAAGGCTGGCCAGGACCGGCGCCGAGCGTGACCCCGACGAGGAGCTCGAGGTCAAGCTGATCGGCGGCGGCTCGCCGGACCTGACGATGGGCGCGATGTACGCCTGGCACGGCGTGCGCGAGTGGCCGCGGTACGCCGAGCTCAAGCCCAGCCGCGCCGTGGTGCTGGGCTACGCCGCGGGCACGGGCCAGCCGGTGATGGACAGCTCGCCGGAGCTGGAGGCCGAAGAACAGGCGGAGAAAAAGGGCCTGCGCGGCGTGTTCTCGTGGGGCGGCGACGCCGGCGGGAGGTAGCGTCATGCCGCGATGCTGCGCCACGATGACCCAACAGCGATGTGGGAAGAGGTCCAGGCGGCCCTGGAGTGGCAGCGCGGGATCGTGCGCCTGATCGACGCCCGCTGGCGCACCTACCTGGGCAAGCACTACAGCGACCGGATCGACGGCGACGACAGCGTCGAGAACAGCCCCTTCGAGGTGGTGGCGAACATCGCCCCGCACCTGTTCTACAGCAACCCCAAGTTCAACCTCAGCGACGTGGGCGGGGCGTCCAACGACACCATCGCCGCCGACCAGACGGCCCTCAACAGCCTGATGGGCCAGATCAAGTTCGAGCGCACCGCCCGCCGCGTGGTGATCGACGCGCTGTTCGGGTTCGGCGTGTTCATGGTCGGCGCCCAGGTGGTGCCGGGCTACGAGCAGTGGCCGGGCATCAAGCCCATGCGGCCCATGGTGTGGCGGATCCCGCCGCGGCGGTTCTTCCGCGACGCCCGCAACGGCGAGGCCCCGCGGTTCGACGGCCATATCTGGGTGAAGGACATCGGGGACCTCCTCAACGAGAAGGACCGCGACGGCAAGCCCGTGTACGACGAGAAGCAGCTGCGCAACATCGCCGGCGACCTGGGCCTGGAACAGGCCGGGCTCCCCGCCCGCGCCAGCGAGGGGCCCGAGCGGAACCAGATCGTGGGGTACGAGTTCTACTGCGGCGAGACGGGCATGATCTATTCGCTGGCGGCCTTCCCGTCGGGCCGCAGCGAGTACATCCGGGCCCCCAGGCCGTGGATCGGCACGCCCGCGGGCCCGTACCACGAGGTGGGCATGTACCCCGCCGGCGAGGAGCCCTACCCGCACTCGACGCTGGGCGCCTCGCAGCGGACCGCCGAGGACGTGAACCTGCACGCCCGCGCGATCGGCAAGGCCGCCGGCGAGAGCAAGCGGCTGGTGTTCGTCAACGCCAAGGTGAAGCAGCTCAAGCAGTCGGCGGCGCACGGGCAGTCGGGCAGCGTGTACGCCCTGGAAGGCGTGAGCGAGAAGGACGTGGTGAAGGTGGACATCGACGGGGCGAGCCCCGAGTGGCTCAAGTACCACGCCCTGAGCCGCGAGCGCCTGGACCGCCAGACGGGCCTCACCGACGCCCGGCGCGGCAACCTGGACCCCGAGGTCACCGCCACCGCCGAGGCCGTGGCCGACCGCGCCGCCGACGTCCGCATGGCCGACAACAAGCGCTCGGTCCGCATGGCCGTGATCGCGGTGGCCGAGGAGTGCCTGTTCATCATGCAGCGGTACCGCTCGATCAGCTTCCGCGTGCGGACCGAGGACCCCCAGGGCGGCGGGCCTTCGAGCGGGACCTACGTGGGCGGGCCCCCGCCTGGCGCCGAGCCGGCGCGGCAGCAGACCACCAGCGTCGAGATCGAGCCATACAGCATGGAGTACGCCAACCAGGCGCTCATGCAGGCGCGGACCAACGAGATGATCCGCCAGAGCGTGGACCTGGCCAACCAGGCGCTGGTGAACCCGGCGCTGAAGGTCCGCGACATGCTCAACGACCTTGGGCAGGCGCACAACATCAGCCAGGCCGCCGACCGCTACGTGGACTTCCAGATCCTCCAGCAGATGCAGCTCGCGGCGATGCTCTCCCGGACCGCCCCGGGTGGCCCGATGGGACCGCCTGCGCCCGCCGGGCCAGGGGGCCCGGGCGGTTCGGGATCACCACCCGGCGGGCCCGATCAGCAGACCGTGAACGACCCGGGCGTTGACCCGGTGCACGAGCAGGCCGGGATGCTGGCGGAGGCGGCGGCGACGATATGAACCCCCTCAACAGGAACCACACAGTGCCAACAAAGACAATTGAGCAACCCGACCCGCATTTGCACATTGCGGCGATCGACGAACAAGGACCGGGCGGTGCGCATCACGACTACCTGGTGTCGATCGCAGGCGCTGGCACCACGCGGATTTACTTCCAGAAGGGTGGAATCGCCGAGGCCGGCGTGAACGGTCTCACGAACGAGGCGCTACTAGAGATCGTCCGCCACCGGCTGGGGTGCTTTCAGGATGGCCCGTTCAAGTGCCACGAGAACGCCGTCGCGTTCCAGGGTGTCGAGCAGGCACTCCGGGCGCTGTACGAGCGGACTCGGGAACGGCGCAGGCGTGGGGTGGAAGGCACGAGCACCGTATGACCCGCCTCGGCGGCTGGAGCGTCGAGGAACCCGACCCCGGCGACGACTCCGACCCGCCGCAGGTGCTCCCCCTGGGCCAGCTGTTCAGGCCCGGCCCGCGGCCAGCGGAGTTGAACCCACACATGGCCACCTACGAGTACAGAGCGGACGACGGCGAGGTCATCGAGGAGCAGTTCCCGATGGGCAAGGCACCGCCGTTCATCGAGCTCGACCGCGATGGTGCGCCACGGCGGTTCGAGCGGGTGTTCTCGGGCGGCGCGGCGGTGGTGCACGGCGCGGGCGGGGTGGAGCACAAGGGCCAGAAGCTGCCGGTGAGCCGGAGCCTGCCGCCGGTCCCCTTCGGCGTGGGGGAGCCGGCCACCGAGCACGGCCAGGCGGTGCGGAAGCTCGGTGACGGGACGCTGTGCACGCCCGAGGGCCGGCCCATCGTTCGGAACAAGGACGACCGCAAGCGGTTCTGCCACCGCTTCGGGTACGTCGACGACAACTGAAGGCAGCGGACCCACGAGCATGAGCAACAACATCCAGGCCTGCGAGCACGCCATGATGCTGGCCAGCACGATCGGCCAGCGTGTGCACTTCTACGACACCAGCGCCCCGCCGCCGCTGGTCCCCAGGGCCGCAACGATCGTGGACGTCAAGGACGCCGATGAGGGGATCGTCGACCTGCACGTGCTGTTCTGCCGGCGCGACCCGGCCGCCGAGCCTGGGATCGTCGAGGACGTGCGGCTGTTCACCGACCCCGAGCAGCTCAAGCGGCACGGCAACCTGACCACCTACGCCATGACCTGCAAGGCCAGCGAGGCGCACCTGCAGGCGCGGCTGGCGCGGGCCAGGAAGGACGAGGCCGACGCCGCCGAGTCGCAGCGGCGCATGGCCGAGCGGGCCCGCGAGCGGCACGCGCCCAAGCCCCAAACCCAGCCCAAGCAGCCGGGCGGCGGTGAACGCACGGCGAAAACGGGCCGCGCGGCCGCGCCCAAGCCCCAAACCCAGCCCGCCGGCGCGTAACTTCCATCGCCGATTCTGTGAGGACCAGGGGCGCCCCGTCGGCAACGGCGGTGCGCCCATTCGGGGCGTTGAGGACAGCGAAGCATGGCCAAGGACACGGCTGAACGCACGACCGGAGACGAGCCGCCATCGCTGGCGGACGTGGCCGGCATGACCGACCCGGCCGCCGGCTCCCAGGGCACGGAGGCCCGGGGGGCGGGGGCGGCTCCGGGGGCGGGGGTGGGGGCGGGCAAGGACAAGGGCTCGGGCACGCCCGGCAGCAAGCGCGTGGCCGGCGGCAACCTCGACCGCGCCGCCTACGAGAAGGTCACCGGCAAGAAGCCGCCGGTGGTCGCGCGTGAGAACACAGCCCAGGCGCCGCCCGACCCCAAGGGGGCCGAGGCGGGCAAGAAGGGCAAGGGCGAGGAGAAGCCCGGCGCCAAGAAGCCGGCCGCGTCGCCGCCCCCACCCCCGCCCCCCGGGCCGGTGGATCGCGACGGCCATGACGATGAGCCCGCCGGCGAGGACCTCCAGGACGAGGGCGGTGAGAGCGAGGCCCAAGAGGCCAAGCCCGCCAGGCTCGAGCTGGGGAGCACGCCGCAGGAGCGGGCCCGGACCATCAACGCGATCCGGCACCTGCGGCTCGACGGGTGGACCGACGACGACATCAACGCCTCGGACCGTGACCGGCTGATCCGGCTGGGCGAGGCGGCGCAGGAGCGCCACCAGGAGTTCCACCGCCAGCGCCAGCGGGCGCGGCAGGCGGAAGAGACCAGGCGGCACGCGGCCCGCAACGGGCACGGCAATGGCAACGGCGCGGACCGCCACCGCGGTCGCGCCGACCGGACGGACGGGGCAGAGGGCGACGGAGAGAACGGGGCGACCGGCGACCGTCACGGTGACGGCCAGGACCCCTTGGACGAGCTGCTGGACGAAGGGCGGCGCGACGACCGCGCGGCGGACCGACGGGACGACCAGGACCGGAGCCGGCGTGAAGACGCCGACCGGCCCCGGGCGATCCCCGAGGGCCGCAAGCGGGACGTGGCGTACGTGTTCGGCCGCACGCTCACGCAGTTGGAAGCGGAGTACCCACAGCTTGCGGACTCGCGCGAACGGCAGAAGGTCGTGGCTCAGGTGTGCGAGCTCGACCCGGACCGCACCATCGCCTTCGAGGGTGGTCTGGGTGAGATCGAGCAGCTGGTGCGCGACGCCGCCGTGGTTGTGCTCGGGAAACCCAAGGACCTTGCAAAGGCCCGGGCCGAGCGCGACGCCGAGGACCGCAGGCTCTCCGAGGGGACGCCGTCGTACCCCGACAGCAACTCAGGGGGCCCGCCGATCAAGGTCAGCGACGACGACGTGGACCGCGTCACGTTCGATGTTCACAAGGCGATGCCCCAGGCGTCGCTCCAGGAGCAGCGTGCCGAGATCCAGCGACGGCTGAGGGCCAGGGCCGGCAAGCGGTAACCGGCGTTCACGCGCGCTGGACCCGGGCGTCAGGAGACGCCCATGTCATCCCTTTCTGGATACGCCAACTGGGTGGCCGCCACCCGCGAGGCCCGGCTGCACGGGCCGGGCGAGATGATCAACGACGCGGCGCTGAACAACTTCTCGCTGGCCTGGTTCATGCGCAACCGGCCGCAGAAGCAGGTGATCCGCGGCGGCAAGTGGATCGAGGGCCGCGTCAAGCTCAACGAGCTCGGCGGCTTCAGCGAGTACGAGGCGGGCTCGGTCCGCACCGTCACGCGCCGGCAGACCTACTACGCCGTCCAGTACCCCTGGCGGCTCTTCGAGAACCCCACCGACGTCACCGACGTCGAGCTGGAGATGAACGAGGAGGCCGACGAGTTCAGCCGGTGGGTCAACTTCCGCGACCAGATGGACTCGGACCTCAAGGCCGAGCACATCCAGGGCATCGAGGACCGTCTGTGGGCCCGGCCCGACACCAGCCTCATGGAGTCGCTGTCGGTCAAGAAGGGCAAGATGTACTCGATCCCCGCGTGGTTCCCCGAGAACGGGATCGCGCCGATCGGGTTCACCACGCTCGCCCAGATCAACCCGACTACCTACGCCAACTGGCGCTCCCCCAAGGAGACCTACGACCACACCAACCTGGACGACGCGACCAACGGCCTCTTCGCGGCCTTCGACCGCATCGCGCCCAAGCTGGTCTACAGCACCTACCCCGGCGCCCAGCGTGAGTTCCAGCAGACCAGCTTCGACGACGTCGCCATCTTCACCAACCTCAACGGCAAGAACATCTACGAGGGCCTGCTGCGCCAGGCCAACGACAACCTGCGCCGCGACGGCACCGACCCGTTCCGCTCCTCGGCCTTCAACGGCCGCGAGGTGACCTGGGTCAACAAGCTGGACACGGCCCTGCTGGACCAGTCGGGCGGGGCGTACACCGACCAGGCGTACCCCACCGGCAAGCCGCGGTACTTCCTCGTGAACCGCATGCACACGTACATCGTGGTGCACAAGGACAAGTTCATGAAGCCGCGCGACCCGATCCTGGGCGGCGCGCTGCAGCCCGACGTGCTGACGTTCTGGCGGTACTCGTGGATGAACACCATCTGCGAGAGCCGCAAGCGCGGCGGCGGCATCATCTGCCCGGCCAACCCGTAAGCGAGTGAACCCCGAGGCCCCGGCCGCGCGGACCGCGGCACGGCCGGGGCGGGACCAGCTCACCAGCGGCGAGAACCATCATGAACAACTGCATTCAGACCCGGGGTCCAGGCGATTTCCTCGGGAAGCTCCAGACCGACGTGTACAACCGGACGGGCGGCACGCTCACCAACGGCGAGCTCGTCGGGTTCAACCTCGTTGTGACTGCCGACGAGGTTGCCGGCTCCGTCATGGCCGGCGTGGACCCGGACGTCCAGAACACCGACGGTGCGAGTGATTACATCCTCGGCGGCGTCGCCGTGCCCACCGTGGCCAACATGCGGTACATCGTCGGCGTCGTGGACGATCCGCGAGGGTCGTTCGCGGACAACACCGTGGGGCGGATCACGCTCCGCGGCATCGTGCTCGTCAAGACCACCGACGCCAATAAGGGCGAGTTTGTGACCGGCGGGGTCGGCAAGACCTCCATCCCGCTCACCAAGGCGGAGGTGATCGCCCTCACCACTGAACCGGTCAAGCTCCTGGGTTACCACATGCAGCCCGTCACCGGAACCGGGACTGGCCTGTGCATCTTCGACGGCATCAACGGGTTCAGCCTCGTTGGCGGCGACACGTAAGCACCCAACAACTTCACCACCCTCGGCGCTCTTCGCTGAGCGCCCGGGGGTTTGCCCATGATGACCCTGCAGCAACACCTCGACCTGCTGGCGCACGCCCTGGGGGACACGCCCGACTCGCGCCACTCGCTGCTGGAGACGCTCAACCGCGCCGGCAAGCGGGTGTACGCCGCGCACCAGTGGCCGTGGAGGATCCGCGGCCCGGTGCTCGTGCCCCTGGTGGAGAACCAGCCGTACATCGAGCTGCCCGTCAACTTCAAGGCGCACCGGAGCTGGTACATCGACAACGCCGCCGCCCAGGCGGCCCCCAGCACGATCCGCGTGACCACGGCGGAGCAGATCGCCAAGCTCCGCGAGCAGCAGGGTGTGACCTCCAGCGCCTGCTGGCACATCGCCCCGGGCCCCTGGAGCGGCCAGCCCGACGGGCCCGCGGACCAGCCGCCCCGGCCGCGCTGGCTGGTGTGGCCGACGCCCGGGGCCGACGCGCCCAACCTCTCGCTGATCTACGTCGCCGGCTGGACCGACCTGCGCTCGGGCGACACGGCCGCGGTGCCCGACGTGCCCGCCGACTGCGAGACGCTGCTGATCTACGCGGCGCGGGCCGAGGCCAAGGTGATCGAGAACGAGTCGCTGGTGCAGCCGGACATCGCCCTGTACGAGGGCAGGTTCCGCGAGGAGCTGGCCCGGCTGATCGGCGAGTACGGCATCGACGACGCGGCGCCCGAGCGGATAACCGGCGGGCCGGCGTCAGCCTGCATGAGCGACGAGGCCCTGGACCCGGTGCGGTTCACCCCCGTCGTCTTCGAGTGAACCACACGCCGGCGACCGGGTCCGGCACGAACACACCCGGCACGAAAGGACGCGACCCATGCCCAGCCCCACCGCGACCAAGGCCCTCATCTCCAAGTTCCTCTGGATGCTGTCGACGGCCATCGACACGTCCAAGCGGTTCAAGTACTTCAACAACTTCCCGCTCCCGCCCGCCGCATCGACCGCCCTCACGACCGACACCCAGTTCCTCACCGACGGAACGGGCACCGAGGTGGTGGCCATGTCGCTCCGTGGCGGCGTGAACCTCAAGACCCAGGCGACCACGCCGGCGACCGGTGACTACGTAGCCCTGGTCCCTACCACCACCTGCCTGGTGAACAAGTGCCTGGGCAGCGCCCGATCACCGACGTGGCGCGCCCGCGTGTGCCTCAGCCAGATCACCCTGCAGGCGTTCAGCTGCGGCATGATCCAGACCGCCAACGCCCGCCTGAGCCCCGATCCCACCGTGGAGACCGCCGACGGCGTGCGATTCATCCACGACCCGACCAACGCCTACTCGTCGGGCAAGAACACGGCCAACTGGTTGATCTGCACGACCGTCAACAGCGTGGAGACGTGGTACGACACGGGCATGCTCGCCGTGGCCGCCACCGACGTGGAGTTCGCCATCCGCGTTGACGACCAGCGTATCCCCCACTACCTGATCAACGGCCTGGAGGTGTACGCCGGCCCCCAGCTGCAGGACGCCAAGCTTTTCATTCCCCAGGCGGTGGTCAAGGTCATCGACGCCGGCACGCCGGTTCAGCACGACTTCGATATCCGCTTCGTCGAGGTGACGGCGATCTACCACGCCACGCTCTGAGCTCCGGCGGCGGACTTGTTCTTGGTCAGGGGCCCGGGCGGACATCGGAGCGCCGCCCGGGCTCTTTGAGATTCGCGGAGATCGACCATGCCGACCTTCATCGACGACACCGGGTCCGAGTCGCTGGGGCTCTCCTCACGCGTCGGGGCCGTGGCCCAGCGCTGGGGCCTGGCCACCGGGTTCGATCGGCAGGTGTGCCTGGCCGCCACCTGCGACCCGTCGGCGTTCAGCTCGCAGGCGGTGATCCGCGCCTACACGCGGGCCAGCAAGGAGTGGCAGCTCGCCGGCACCAACGCGGCCGACGCGAGCTCGACGCAGCTCACCACCGGCGGCATCCAGCTCACGACCGGGGCCACCTCGGGCGACCAGATGATCGTCTCGCCCCTGGTGATCAACTCGGTGCAGCAGTCGCCCTGGGGCTGGGTTGACTGGACGCCCGACCGGATGCCGAGCCTGGACGTCTCGGTGGCGTTCAGCTCGTCGGTGGCGAGCGTGCGGGCCATCTTCGGGTTCAAGCTCACGACCGCGCTGGACTACTCGACCGACGCGGACCACTGCCTGTTCGTGCTCGACACGGCCCTGGCGAGTAACTGGCGGCTGCACAGCCGGGTGGCGACGGTGGACGAGAACCGCGACGCCGTCAGCGCGGTGGCCAAGAGCGTGCCGCAGACGCTCACGCGGTACGACCTGTCGATCCGGATCAGCAACCAGCGGCGTCCGGTGTTCCTGATCGACGGTCAGGAGGTGGGCACGGGACCGGCCCTGACGGCGGCGGCGGCGTTCAAGCCGGTGCTGGCGGTGCAGACGTTGACGAGCGGCGCCCGCGACATGCAGCTTCTCAAGGCGGCGTGCGCCCTGAATATCTGAGGAGGCCGACCGTGGCGAAGTTCCGAAAGAAGCCCGTGGTGATCGACGCAGTTCGCTACGTCGGCGACAACTTCAATGAGGTTCGGTGGTTCGTCGGCAACGGCGTGCCATTGCACCAGGTCGGCGACAGCAAGCTTGGAATCCAAACACTCGAAGGAGTCGCGTATGCCAGCCCGGGAGACTGGATCATCCGGGGCGTCAAAGGCGAGTTCTACCCCTGCAAACCCGACATCTTCGAGGCGACGTACGAGCCCGCCGACTGATCATGCCCGCCGCCCCCGCGCCAACCACCGTGGAGTTCCGGTTCCCCTACAAGGGGCAGGATTCCACCGCGCCCCGCGACCGCATCATCGTCGCCCAGGCCGTCGAGCTGCTCAACATGCGGCGCCTGCAGACGCCCTACGGCTCGCTCTCGTTCGATCAGTCCACCGCCCAGGCCGCCGGCGGCGTCCGCCCCGGCCTGGCACGGTGGTTCCCCAACAGCACCAGCGGCATCAACGACGCCGACACCGGCGCCGTCACGTTCATGGCCACCTGCCGCGGCCTGGACGGCACCAACTACCTGATCTACGCCAAGGGCACCGGGAGCGGGACCCAGTTCTACAAGCAGACGATCGGGCAGGGGAACACCAGGAGCACGATCGGCTCGACCACGGCCCTGAGCCCCGTCGGCGGCGTGGTCTCGTGGGCCGAGCGGTCCGGCAAGCTCTACCTGGTCGGGCGCAACAGCGGGACGTACTACGCCTGCATCGTGGACCCGCAGGCGGGCACCGTGACCGACTGGCCCGAGGCCCGCGGGGCCGCCACCTACAAGCCATGGGGCAGCACCGGCGCCACCGCCGTGGCCGAGTACCGCAACTCGCTGGTGATCGCCTGCGACACCGCCGCGGGCGTGTACTTCTCGGAGGTGGGCAACGTCGGCAACTTCCAGCCGGGGCTGAACCCCACGTCGCCGGTGGCGCTCAACGCGACGGCCACCGCCGGGCAGGTGGGCGACCGGGTCATGCACCTGGTCTCCGTCGGCGATGACCTGCTCCTGATCCTCTGCGAGAACAGCGTGTGGCGGATCACGAGCGACCCCCGCCAGGGCGGCGTGCTGCGCCGCGTGCCCACCGAGACCGGCGTGGCGACGGTCCTGGGCTCGCAGGGGACCTACGGCGTCGAGTACTGCTTCGACGGGCAGGGGCGGCTGTGGTTCCTGGGCACCGGCGGCAACAGCCTGTGGGTGATGGAGCCCGCCGGCGTGCCGGTGCGGATGGACAGGGACCGCATCCGACCGTACCTGCAGGACCGCTCCAGCGTGACCGGCCACCGCCTGGCGTACGACCCCGGCAGCGACACGGTCCGCCTGTACTTCTACGGGATCATCAACGGCAACCACGCGCTGGTGTACGACATCCGGAGCGACACGCTCGCCCCCGACCGCTTCGCCCAGGCCGACAGCGTCGGCGCCCAGTACTGCCTGAGCCTGCGGAACTACAAGCGGGCCGACCAGGCGGGCCCCTTGGTGGCCGTCCAGGGCAAGGTGTACTACGAGAACCGCGACCGGGCGTACGACGAGTACGTGACCGGCGGGGGCGTGGCGAGCCAGCAGGCGGTCGTGAGCCGGGTGCGGTTCGCCCCGTTCGAGATGGACGCCGGCGAGGTCACGAGCATGGCGCACGAGCTCACCGGCGTGGGCCAGAAGGACACCACGGCCGTGACCTGGTACTGGCTGACGGCGGCGAGCGCCGAGGAGGTCGTGAAGCTCGACACCTCGGCGGCGGACCGATCGGGGACGTTCTTCAGCTCCGCCGGGGGGCGCGACCGCGCCGTGAGCCTGCGGGCGACCGGCGGGGCGCACCAGCTCGTGATCGAGGCGACGGCCAACCCCAACCGGATGCGCCTGCAGAGCTTCCGCGCCACCTTCACGCCCGTCAGCCGGAGGCGCGTGTAATGGCGACCGTCAACAACGAAGCCCGGATCAACCCCAGCGTCGGCTCGATCGAGGACGCCCGCGACGCGCTCGCCAAGATCGGGGCGCAGGGGATCCCAATTGGGCTGGGCCTGTATTTCGACACGACGTACAAGGTGACGGCCGTCGACTTCGGCACGGTATCGGGGACCGTTGCCGACGGCGGGGCGCTGACCAGCCTGCAGGGCGACATCACCAAGTACAACCAGATCCTGTGGTCGCTGGTGGGAGCGCCCCAACAGGCGATGCAGATCATCGACGCGGCCACCAACGGCGGCGTCCTCTACCACCTGGTCGGGCCCGCGGGCACGTTCAGCGCGCCGCAGGCCGGCAGCGTGATCGCGCTGCGGAACAACGTGGCCGCCGTGAGCAACCAGCAGGGGCAGACCTACGTCGACAACTACGCATCGCTCTGGGCGACGCACACCCAGGTCGAGAAGGTGTCGGGCACGTTCTACGCCGTCACCCCCGACCGCCAGCTCGCCTTCCAGCACGTCGTGGGCTCGCTCTCGACGAAGAAGTGGGAGCAGGCCCCCAGCTCGTACGACCAGGAGTGGGCCACCAACCTCGTGGCGCAGCTGCTCGACGTGTGCCAGACCCTCGCCGTCCTGATCCGCGACGCCAAGGCCAAGACCCTGATCCAGTAGGAGACCCGCCGTGAGCGACATCCACCCGACCATGAGCGACAAGCCCCGGCGCAGGAAGGCCGCGCCCGCCCCGGTCACGCCGGCGGGCGCCGACCCCTCGCTGGCCATGCTGTTCGGAACCGACCCCAACGGCGATCCGTCGCTGAACATCCCCGGCGTGATGCAGTACCTCCAGGGCACCTACCAGCAGGCGCGGGCCGCCAACGAGGGCCGCTACGCCGAGCAGCGCAAGGTGCTCGACCAGGGGTACGACGCCGCCGAGCAGTTCCTGAGCGGCGCCGGCACCACCCAGAAGCAGGACAACCAGGTGATGTTCGATCAGCAGCTGGGCGGCCAGCAGCAGAGCCTGACTGACCGGGGTCTGTACAACTCGACCCTCCTGGACGTCCTGACCACGCGGAACCGCGAGGCCCTGGCGCGGGCCAACAACGCGGTGGACCAGAACGTGGCCCAGGCGCGGGCGGGCCTGGCCGAGCGGCGCGCCGGGGCCGTGTCGGGGGCCATCAGCGACCGCATGGACGAGTACCCCCAGGTGGACCAGTACCTGGGCCTGGTGCAGCAGGCCAGCGCCGAGAAGGCGGCCGAGCGGGCCCGGCAGCAGGACCGCGCCGACCGGCAGCAGGAGTATCAGCAGTACCTCGACGAGCCGGTGGCGTACCAGGACAGCTGGAACGGGTCGATGGTCCGCACCCGCCGGGGCGCGTGGAAGCCCGCACCGTCAGCGTAAGGAGCACCCGTGAGCATCATCGTCAAGCACGGAGACCCCGGCGTCCTGGTCGGCCTGGCCCACGTGGCCGGCGACCTGCAGGGGTCGGGCATGGTCCGCCAGAAGCGCAGCGACGCCGAGCTGGCCGACCTGATGCGCCGCCGCGCCCTGGGCGACCAGCAGCGGGCGGCCGAGCAGCAGGCCACCGACGAGTTCAACCGCACCATCGCCCTGCGCAACGACGCCGAGGCGAGGGCCGCGCGGCTGGCCACCTCGCGCCCGGTCCGCTCGTTCGACCAGCCGCAGGAGCAGGACACGCAGCAGGACGGCGTGACGCCGGCGGGCCCGGGCCGGGTGCGGGTCCGCAGCGGGAGCGTGACCACCTACCGGCCGCTCGACACCACCGACCCGTACGCGGGCGCGGCGGCCCCGGCCCCGTCGGCGCGTGACGAGCTGGCCATGAGGCGGTACCTGGACCAGCGGAACGCGGCCGACGAGCTGGCGGGGTATCTGGGCAACACGCCGGCGGCCCGGGCGGCGGCGGCGCAGGTGCGGGCGGGCAGGCCGATCGACCCGGGCCTTCGGGAGGACGCGTACGGGCCTGGCTACCGCGACACGCTGGCGGCCGACCGGGCGGCGACGGCCGCGGACCAGGGGCAGCAGAGGATCGACGAGACCCAGAGGGCCAACCAGGCCCGCGAGAAGCTGGCGGCGGACCGCAACATCCTGTCCAAGACCTTCATGGATGACAGGGCGGCGGGGCGCAAGACGCTCCTGGAGACCATGCACGAGGAGGCGGACCTGCGCTCGGAATCCGAGCGTGACGCCTTCACGCTGGCCACCAGCATGTCGCCCGACCTCCTGGCGCCCATCCTCAACCCCCTGTGGAGCGACGCGCCGACCGGGCCCAACGGCGAGCCGCTGTACAAGGGCAAGGACCAGCTGCTGTACTCCCGGGCCGAGAAGAACAAGGCCGGCGAGGTGCTCAGCGCCGCCAACACCATGATGGAGAAGCGGAACAAGGAGGGGTACCGGGTCGTGCCCATCGGCCAGGCGTACGACCGCTACGCCGAGCTCACCGCCCGCTTCAAGGAGCACGCCGACGATTTCGGGGGCCTCAAGCAGGCCGTGCAGGAGACGGCCGACCGTTTCGCCGCCGAGTTCTTCCCCCTCGAGCAGGCGATCGCGTCGAACGACAAGGAGACCCGCGACCAGGCGATGGAGACGCTGGTGCGGCGCCTGCGGATGACGCCCCGCGCCGTCGCCGAGAGCGCCCGCTGGCTCCGCGACCGCGGGTACCTCGACAAGCTCCGCGCCGAGTACGGGCAAGCCCAGGCGGCGCCGGCCCCCGCGGCGGCAACGCCCGGCCCGGTCCGCCAGGAGATCGGCCAGTACACGCGCAACGGCGTGACCTACGTCTACGTCAAGGGCTCGCCGGAAGACCCCGAGTACGCCGACCGCGACCGCCGAGACTGACCACCCAGGAGATCACCGCCATGGCCACCGCCAACACCTTCGCCCAGCTCGTTGTCGCCCTCGGGGCCGAATCGGTCCGGTTCGACCGCTCCGGGACGATCGCCGGCGTCGCCGCCAAGGTGGACCGCACCGTCAAGGTGATCGGGGACGCCACCCCCGACAACGTCGTGATCTTCGACGCCGACAACGAGCCCCAGCTCGACCTGGCCAACGTCCTGGCGATCTGCCTGATGGTGGACCCCGACGACGCCCAGGCGACCGTCAAGAACGTCGAGGCCCTGATCACCTTCACCAACGTGCTGGGGGCGACCAAGACCTTCGCCTGCAAGGTGAACAAGCGGTTCCCCCTGGTGTTCCCGTCGGCCAAGATGGACGACCAGTTCAGCGCCATCGACCCCCTGATCGGCAACCTGCAGCGGATCGAGGTCCGTGCCCAGCCGGGCACGACGGCGGTGACGGACGATCAGACGGTTCGGTTGTTGTTGTTGGCGTCCGCGTGATCCCATGCACACCCTGCGCGCGCAGTCTCCGGTGTCCGAGTCCTGCGCCCGCTGCGCGGGCTTTGGGATTGGTGATATGGAAGCGTTGCGCTCCGGATCCGACCCCCCCAGCAATTCGGAGAGGACACGGTCGGAGGTCCAGACCCCCCCTACCCCCCCAAGCCGCTTTTTTCCGCGGGTGGACTTCGGGGTGAGAGGATCAGGCAAGCCCAGCAGATCGGATGAGGTGTCCGTCGGCCCGAGCCCCCACGCCGTTGTCGCGCCGGCGCCACGCTGTGAAAAAACGCCTGGCCACGCTTCCGCGCGGTTCGGCGTGGTGTGCAACGAGTCAGATGGGGCCGGTGAGGTCCCAGGTATCCGATGGGACGCCGGACGCCAGGGGCGCGATGACCTGGGCGTCGTGGCGGGCGGGCGATCTGGTGATGAACGGCGGGTGGATCGACGGGGTCGCCGCGGCGACGGCCAGGCGGATCACGTCCATCATCCGCCCCGTGTAGGTCTCGCCGCCCCGCTCGGCCCTGAACCGGCCCGTGGTGGGCCAGTAGTTCACAAGCGGGCGCCCGAGGGGGCTCAGGACCTGCCAGTGGACCCGAGAGCAGGCGCGGACTTCAAAGCCCGCGGATCTCGATTCGGTCATGAAATCGTGCCAGCCCGTTCTGTGCGGTCTGGCCGGGCGACGGGTCCGCGCCATGGGCGTCTCCGGTGCAAAAGCACAACCGCCGCCCTTCGTGTGTGTGCAGCGCCGGGCGGCGGGTGTGAAGTTTGCTGGATTGGTGGTTGCGCTGCACACGCCAAGATCATGCCGCGCCGCCAAGCTCCGGACCAGCCCTGACGGAAGATATCCGCCAACTTTCCTGCGAGTGTTCACCATGAGCCGTGCCGCCACCAACTACGCCGACGAGATGCGTTCGATCATCCTGGGCACCGACCGGCCCCAGAAGGCCCAGGGCGCCGCGTCTCGGCTCCGCGATCGGGACTGGCTTGTCGAGCTGGACCCGAGAACCAAGCCGTCGCCGTCGCCGGCCCCCGCGGCGGTGAGCACCCAGCAGGCGCCACAGCCCCAGACGCCTCCGCCCGGCGCGAGCTCGCTCGGGGCCAAGGCGTGGGACGCCGTCAAGGGCTTCGGCAGCGAGCTCGCCAACGTGCCGGGCCAGATCGAGGGCGGCGCGCACGACCTGCTCGCGGGCATCGGCCGCTTCGCCGGCGGCGTGGGCCGGACCGTGCAGGGGTGGGACATCCCGGTGATCTCCAAGGAAGTCGGCGACCGCCTGGTGCAGAGCGAGCAGGGGCTCACGGGCGGCACCGCTACGCCCTTCGGGCCCGGGGTCGGTCCGCAGGTCCGCGACGTGCCGCCCGCCGCCGGTTTCTCGCGGTACGCCCGGCAGGTGGCGCCGATCGCCGGCGGCGTGGCCACCACGCTGGCCACCG